CCACGGTCGATCTTGGCCTTGGCTTTGGCGGCTGCCGCTTGGAACTTGGCGTCTGCCCGCCCCTGCTGCGCCAGCCGAGCTTGGTTGGTCTGCGCGGCCATCGCGGCGTAGTCCGATGCCATTGCTGGCACCTTCGACGCTTGCGCCTGAAGCGCCGAGAACCGTACACTGCCCGCAGGCGCGGCTATCTCGCCGGCAGTCGGCGCCGCGCCTGGCACAGCAGACGGCTTGCCGCGCAGCGCGGCGATGATGTCGTCGCCCTTGTTGTCAAGGGCCTGCAAGTAGGTGTCGAGCTTGATGTTCTTGATCTTGCTGACGTACTCGCCAGCCTTGGCCACGGCAGGGCCGACGATGCCACGGCCAATACCTTCCATCACGGACCCAACCGCAACGTCTTTGGCGCCGGTCCCTACCGCCTCAAGCGCGGTGCGTGGGCCTTGACGGTATCCAAGCGCCGTCTCCAACACGTCCAAACCCGTCTTCGCGGCGCCGTACCCCAGCCCCGCACCACCGATAGCGCCTACTGGACCCAACGGAGTCCCTAGCGCCGCACCGCCAACTCCGCCCAGCGCCTCAACCGTAGGCCGCACGAACTCAATTGCGCGGCGCCCGAACGGAACTTCTGACGGCTGAGAGGGTTGCGTTGGCTGAACGGCAGTACGCGCCGCTTTGGCTTCCAGTTCAGCCAATCGACGCAGCGCCGCCAATTCTTCGCGGGGGTCCATTGTCAACCTCCTTTGCGAAACCGATTACGAAGCTGCTCCAATTCTGCCTGCTCGGCAGGTGATAGCGCGCCGGTTGCCGGCGCGGGCGCTGCGCCAGCAGGCGTCACAGCCCCACCGGACTTGCGCCCCTTGGGCTGCGTTGACTTTGGCGGCGGTAGGTCTCTGAACTGCGGGAACCGCTCAAAGTCTTCACCGAACTGGCGTGAATACTCATCGCGCATTCGCTCCATCGCGCCCAATGCCTGCGCCTCTACAAGCCCAATCTGCTCCAGCAAAGGCCCTGCGCCCTTAACAGGATCAATGGCCGCAATCTGATCGGAAAGAATTTTCCACTCTTGGTTAGCGATAGATCCAATCGCGCCTGTTGCCGCAGCTTGCGCTTTACCAAGTGCAGTGATCTTGCCTTTCAAATTCGCCAAACGAGTTTCTGCTTGCGCGGCTTGGCCTTCCGGAAACGAAGGCAACATGGTGCCCGTAAACCCGGTTGCTCTTGACAGCCCCGGCGAATCTTTAACTGCGGCAATCGAGTCCAGCACGTCTTGCGTCGTTTGCAACGCAGACGAAGCCGACTTAAATTCCTTGCCCAGTTTGTCGCGCCGCGTTGCCTCTTGCGCAGCGGTGAGCGGCTTGGCGGCGGGCTCTTTGGCCGGCGCAGGCGCTGCTGTCCCGCGCTCTTGCGTAGCCGCGATGGCCGCTTGCGGTGGTGGTATGTATTTCTGTTCTTGCCGATCAAACATCAACTTACCAACTGGAACAAAACGATCTTGCAGTCTTGGTATCTGATCCTTCGGCTGCAACTTCTCAAGCTGCCTGTCAAGCCGCTTGGCTTGCGTCAGCGCGGCAGGCGTACCCAACGCTTCCAGCGCATCGCGCTGGTTTTCCAGTTGAGCAATCTTTGCGGCGTTGGCCATCGGCGCTGCGGCGGCGGGGGCTTGCGGCGGCGCGGGCGGCGCCACAGGCCCGATCGAGTACGGCGTGCCGGCGAGAAGATCAGGCTGCGGCGCGGCTAGCGCGTTGATCATCGGCGCCGGGCCAGCCAAAGCGTTTTGCTGCGCGCCGGGCTGCAACGGCGGGCCAGGCGGCAACCTTGGCGGGCCGAGGATGTCCCCGATCTGTCTGGCTTCAGTAGCAGCAGCGCGGCGCTTGGCTGCGCGCTCTGCCATTGACGTGACAAAACTGGCAAGTTGCGGTTGACGGGACACCATCGCCGCTTCAGCAAATTGACTGAGCACTTTGGGGTCGTCTGGGTCAAGACCATTCTGGCGTATCAAATCCGCCATCTTTCCAAACTGATCTTCTTGCTCCAGTTGGCGGCGACGGTCTTGTTGCGCTTGCTCAAACTCAAACTGCTGCCGTTGACGCTGCGCCAGCATGTTCTCGCGCTCAAACTGCCGCTGCTCCATCTGTTGCTGGCGCAGCATGTTCTGTTCGGCCTCGCGCTGCACGTCCTGCTGGCCTTGGAAGAACGCCGATACCGGCTGCGCCGGTTGGAGAAGTCCAAAATTCACTGCCATGTTGGCTCCTCAAGGGCCCGGCATGCCAGGCATAGCAGGGCCGTAGTAGTCACCGCTTGAATAAATGTCGCGTGATTCAACCGGCGCGTAATTCGGCGTCTGCGGCTGGCCGTAATACCGACCGGCCAGATAGCCCAACTGATTCAGCCCGCCCGAGTAGGCGCTGCCTCGGGCCAGTGCGGCGTTCGCCGCCGTCTGGCCTTGACCCAACATCATGTTGCCGACGTTGGTGGCGTAGGTCTGGCCCAGACCGCTCATCACGCCTGCGGCGCGGGGGCCGACGTCAGCTAGCCCGGCCAGACGGTTGTACGCCGCGCCGAACTCCTGCGAGCCGAGGTCTTGGCCGTACCGCTGCGCGGCCCGCAAAGCGCCGCCCGAGATCAGCCCACCCCGCGCCGCAGCCTGGCGGTCCAGCGCCTTCATGCCCTCGCTCAGACGGAACTGGTAGCCGGGGTCCATCTGCAGGAAGTTCTGCGCTGCGCCAGGCCCGCCGCTCATCAAAGCGCGCAGCCGGTTGTAGTCCTCAGTCCCGCCTTGCAGAAACGGCTGCTGCCGAGCGATGTTCTGCTCGTACTGTTGGCGCTGAAGTTCTGTGGCGCGATCAGTGGCTTCCGCAGACGTCTGCGCCGCAGACTTTGCGGCGCGCGCTTGCATGCTGCCGCCGATCAGAGCGGCAGCGGCGGGAATCAGGAACTGGAACATATTAGGTCACCTCGCGCCCGCTTGCGCGGATGTTGATGGCGCTTGCCGTGCCGGCGATTGTAGAGATGAACCCGCTGGGCGCAAGCACTTGGCCAACGATCTCGGGGAACGTGTACGTCTCAGCCGGGGCCAGCGTCTTGGTCTTGACGATCAAGTTCTGGTTGCCCGCCGTGTCCGCGCCGGTCACCAAGTTCACGCTGATCGTCGCAGCCGAGGCGCTGTAGTTCGTCGCGGTGAACTTGTCGATGATCGCGGTCACGTTCGTGGCAGTGTACTGCGTGGTTTGCGACGCTTCCGCGGTCTTGGCGGGAATGAGAACTTTGACGGTGACAGTCATTTCGGGCTCCTTACGGGAAACACTCTACGTTGCAAACCACGGACGAGTTGCCCGTGACGACGTTGATGGTGAAGCCGTCAATATCATATGACGTCATGTTTGCAACCGCCAATGCCGTACCTGCGCTGTCTTTGATGTTGATAACGCCCGTATCGCCGCCGCCGCGTCGGCCTGTTCCGTCTACCGAGCTAAAAATTACCGTGCCCGACGTGCCGTCATGCGTACCCACAGACGTAAACGCCTGCGTAGTTGACGTAAGCACCGCAGTAATTCGCAAAGCGCGGGGGCGAAAACCGACCCCTGTAATCGCTTGCGCACCAGCGCCAGCGTTCAACGTAAACTGAACGTACTTAAACGGCGGCAACAGCGCGCCGACGCGGTCGTAGTTGTTCAACGTGTAGCAGCCCGTACCAAACCGCGCCGCTGTCAGGTTGTAGTAGGTGGCGGTCTTCTGCTCTGCAAAGTCGTTGTTGTAGATGGCGACGTTTGTACACGCTGCACCTGCGCCGCCAAACCCAATGGCTGCGTACTGCGTCTTCGTCCCTTGACGGTCGCCAATCCGGTTGCCGTGGATCTGGATATGGTCAGGTTGTCCTGGCGAAGCGACCGAGCTGACGATAGTAATGCCGTTTGCAAACGGGTAGTACGCTGTGTCTTGCCCGTTGTTGAAAATGAGGTTGTTGGCAATCGTGACGTTCTGAGCGTCAGTCAGTGCGATACCTTCCGCAGCACAACTGTCAATCGTGTTGCCGGTAATGACCGTATTTGAAGCGCCGCATTCAATCCCCGACCCGGAAATGTTGGACCGGGTTGTGCCGGTGATGTTGTTGTTCTCAATGCGAAGATATGAGCCGGTGTTGTTGCAGAAGATTGCAGATTCGCCGCTGTCAACGCAGTTGTTGTTGGTGAACGATCCTCTGGTCGGCATGAAGTACGCCGCAGACCAGTTGTTATCGCGGAAGTAGTTGTTCTCTATGCGCACGTCATACGGCATCCCCAGTACAGTTTCCGCAACCCAGAGCGCGGGCGCGCTGGTCGTAGACGGGATGGGGCGCCCGTTGTTGGTGAAGTAGCACTCCGTCACCACCATGTTGCTGTTGGCAGTCATAGCCAACGCAATGTATGTGTGGTTCTGGAAACTGCAGTTGGAGAACGTGACGTTCTGCACCTTGGCAACGGCGACAAGTTCGGCTGTGCGAGTGGAGTTGTTGTTGCCGTCAAACGTCAGCCCGTAGAACTCCAAGTCGGTGTCGTAGTAGACATTGACCGTACCTGAAATGATCTCATTGCGGATTGCGGTCGTGCCTGCCCCGAACCCGGAGGTCAGCTTGATGATCGACTTGTTCATCCCCTCGCCGATCAGCGTCGTCTTGGTCTTGACGAGCAGCGTCGTGGAGATGCGGTAGGTGCCAGCGGGGAAATAGACGCTGCGCCCGGTGCCGGCGTTCAGCGCGTTCTGGATCGCCGTGGTGTCGTCGGTAGACCCGTCGCCCGTAGCGCCAAAGTCCTTGACCGACAACGACTGGCGCAGGCGCGCTTGGACCGTGGTGGCCACCGCGCCCGTGCCGGCCTGAACGTACCCTACAAGGCTGGAGCCGTTGGACGCGGCCAGCGTGGTCAGCACCGAAATGGCGTTGATGTTGTCCACCGTCCAGATGTCTACGTCGGTGGCAGACGTCAGCCTGAGCTTGTACGATGCGTCGCCCAGCCACACAGACGCCTCGCCGCGACTGTCAAGAATGATGGGGTTGGTGTTAGCCGTCGCGCCCCCCGCGTCGGTGTAGGTGGCCAGCGGCGTGGTCGTGCCAGCCGCGTAGGAGTACAGTTTGCCGCCCACCAAAGGGTTGCCGTTGGCGTCAAAAAACTGTAGTTTCGGTGCTGGAGAAAGAGTGGCCATTTGTTACCTCGGAACGAGAGTCATGGTCGGAGCCGCCACATAGGTGACCCGCAATCGATCATTTGGTGAAAGCGTGAACATCCCGTAGAAACTGCCAGTGCTAAAAAATGTAGCACCATCACGGGAAAACTCCAACAGACTAACGCCGCCGCCGCTGACGATAACGTCTACTGTATACCCAGTCTGGTTGGTGTAGGTGAACGGCGAGCCAGTCGGCGTGATCGCGCTAGCTGGCGTCGTGTAATTGGACGTTTGCGGCGGAACAACCGGCGGCTGCGTCCCAATCTCTAAATCCGCGCGCAGCCGCGCGATCTCCGCAGCGTAGTCAGTAGTGGTTGGCTCGGTCTGCGCGGCGTATTGAACACCGTCGATCTGACCGGCATAATCCGTTACGGGCGGCCCAACCTGTAAATCTTTAAGCGTAGCCGAACTGGTTCCGCTGCCCGTCAACACAAACAGGTTCAGCAAGAACCTGTACCACTCCCGCGAAATCAGCCCCGTCTCGCTGTCAACAAGCGGAACACGCGGCGGCGTGATGTTGGTGATGTTCGGCGGGCTGGTCATGCGTTGGTGCCGCTGATGTTCAACTCAGCGCCCATGATGGCGATCTTGACCGGATCTGTGCCGCTGATCTCGTACACCCGGTCACGCAGTTTCAGCGTCATGCCCAGTCGGCGCCAGAACGCTCGGCGACCGTACTCGCCGATGCGCCCTATAGACGTCCAGTGCTCGTTTGACCAAGTGTGGCCGCCATCGTCTGACCAGCGCAGCATAACCTGCGGGTTGGCTCCTACGACGTATGCCGCATCGTCTTGGTACGCGAGCAGGGTTTCTCCGCTTTCGGTAAGCAGTTCCAAACCGTCTTGCGTGAGAAGTGCATCCCCAGCGTCAAAAAAGTCGCGCCCGTTCAGACCCACGCCGGTTTCGCAGTCAAGCTGCAGCGTGTGGTGCGCTGTGCGTTTCAGATCGTTCTTGCCAGTGGGCAGCGCCCGCCACGACCGCAGCCACCTTTGCGGCGCGGTGTTGTCGGCGTAGACGTCCAAGTCCAGCGCGTAGATGTTGCCGTTTTCGTAGTCGCCCACGACGATCTCGTTGGCAAACGCCATCTGGCAGTTGCCGCGGTGCCGCGTGAATAGCCCCAACGTAGCGTTCCAACCGGCACGCTCATGCCAGGCGCTGGTGGACACGTCGTAAACCCAAGTGGTGTTGGCTGTGGGGAAATTTAGCGCATAGAAGGCGTGGCCGTCTTGCTGGTAGGTGTACCCCACCGCGTCGGCCAGGTTGCCGTACTGCTGAATCTGCCACTCCACCGCGTGCGTGCTGATGCGCTGGCCCGTGTAGCCGTTTGCGCGGTAGACGATGCCGCGCCCGCGCGCGTCAGCGCCGAGCCAAAACAGCCCGTTGTCCAGCCTGGCCACCGAGAACGCCGCAGCGCAACCGATCTCGTTGAACGCACCCTGAATCCGCGTCAGAGGAAAATCAGCGGCGCCGCTGTCGTACCAGACCTCAACCGAGTTGGTGCCGAAGAGCCAGGCTTCACGGTGGTCGATGATCAGGCTCACCAAGCCGTCTGGCGAGCCCTCTGCGCTCGCAAAATCCAGCGGATCTACCGAAGTGCCATCCAGCAGGCTTGTGACCCATACGCGCTGGCTGGTAGGCTCGTTGAAGACGAAGTACCCGTCAAGGTAGCCGACCGTCACCGCGCCGGGGAAGTCTGGGTCTGTGATCTGCGCGAATTGACCCGAGCCGGAGTAGATGTAGCTGGGGCCGTTGCAGGCGATGAACAACTGCGTGCCGTTGTCGGCCATGCTGACCGGACCGGTGCCCGTCAGCGTGCCGATTGTGGTGACCTGCCAACTGGAATCGACGCGGTACAGCGTGTTGCCGCTGGCCACATAGCCGTAACCACCAAAGGCCCACAGACCTCGGACAGGCCCGCTGCCGACAGACGCCAGCAGCCGCAGCCCCGGCGCGCGCTGCAAGAACGCCGGCTCCTTGCCTGCCTCCGGTACGATCTCCGGAAACAGGTTGATCATCCGGTTGTCCGCAGCATTGACGCTGCGGGCGACGTATGCTGACCCGAGGATCGGGGTCTTCACGATCAGTAATTCCCGGCGTAGACGTTGAACCGCTGGCGAGTGGCCACCAACGAGTACGGCAGGCTCATGATGTCGTCAGGGTTGTTGATGCGCTTGATGTTGCGCTTGGACGTCATGGCGATGCGCTGAACCTGCGGTGACGGCTCCACGCCAAACTCGGGCGCGATCTCCATCGCCAAGTTGTAGGTAAACGCTCGCAGGTAGCCTGGCGGAAACGTCAGCTCGGTGGCCAGCGTTGCCGGCTGCGTCAACTCCTCAACCGAGATGAAGTGCCACTCCAGCAGCCGCGTGGGCACCGGGTAGATGTACATCTCAATGTCGGGGTACGTCATGTTGATCCACAGCACCTGCGGATACGTTGACGTGACCGTCTTGACAGCAATACCGTTGTACTGCTGCTGATTGATCATCTTGATGCCGAAGCTGACGTTCGTGCCGGGGTCGCGGAAGTACGTTGAGTCGTCCAGCAGGACGGGCCGGTTACCCACAAAGTCGCCCGTAGGCCCCAGCGTGCGGCTGATCGTGCTGGCGGGCCAATTGAACACTTGATCTTGCGTGCTGAACACAGACAGCCGCTCGGTGTTCCACGAGTCGATCATCTGGTTCATCGCCGTCAGCGAGTCCTGCATAACGGCGGCGGATGTGGTTTCGCCTTCTGCCAATACGCCCAGCAGACGCAAGGCGCGCTGGATCTGATCACCCGCTGAGGACATGCTCTGGCTCCTTACGGCGGCGGCGGCCCAGTGCGTTCACTGGCGGCGCGGCGTCTTGCTCGTTTTCAACGCCGGGAGTATACCGCTCCCACCCGTTTCGCTCGTCGTAGATTGCCTCCATTTCCATCGTGGCAACCTTGGCCCCGTGGATGGGGTGGCGAAGATAGATGACAGCCATTGAGACAAGGGGCCGAAGCCCCTTTCCGTTACGTCAAGCAGTGGATTACCGCAAAGTTCAGCACCACCGCTTCGGACAAAGAGCCGCCTGTGATGTTGCGCAAAGCGATGGTCGCAGAGCCAGCGTTCAGACCAGTGATCCAAGCGTTGTACCCGCCAGCCGTCGCCCCCGCAGCAACCGTGAGAACCACAGTGTCATTGGCGCTGATGGTGGAGTTGTTGAACGTGAACGTCACCGTCGTGGTGGCGTTCAACGCGGCGTTGTTGGTAGTGATCTGCCCTGCGGATGTGTTCAGCGTGACTGCCGTACTCTTGCTGGTCGCCTGCGTCACGGTGCCTTGCGCGTCTGCGGTGTACCCCAACTCGCTGGACGCATAGACGGTACCTCCACTAACCGAAGCGCCGGTAACAGCGCCCGTAACAGCAACCGCACCCGTAACGGTAACGCTTTCAAACTCGGGGTCGCTGTACGCGACGCCGACAGCCTTGGTATTAGGCATCATCGTTCCTTTCAAAAACGGGGGCCGAAGCCCCCTGATTGATCACGCAGCCTTGTAGACCGTGTACGCGTTTTCCGCGGTCTTCCGGAAGCGGAAAATCGCGCTGGTCGTGACGGCCACAACCGCGACGGCGTTGCCGCCGTCAGTGAAGCCGGTGCCCGTTCCCATAGAGAACGTCACGGTGCCAGACGACGTGCCGATGTTGACAACGGACAGGTCGAACGTGCTGCCAACGGTAGCGTTGGGCAGCGCGGCTTCCAGCGTCGATGCAGCAGGCAGCGTGTAGGTCGCCGCGCTCGTGGATGGGTTGGCCACCAACATGCCGCCGACCAGTTGAGCAGCCGTCAGGGTTGCGGTTGCGGTTGCGGTCTGCGGAGTAGCCGCGTACCCCATCGTAGTTTCGTTGCGGTTGCCTGGACCAACTTGATAGCCGCCAGCGCCATTAGGGAGAGCCATGATCTATTCCTTTCAGATGAATTTCAAAAGGGGGCCGCTATACGTTTAGCAGCCCCCGTTTCGGTTTAGCCCCAGAGACGGCAAGCCATCTGCGGACGGATGGTGCTGTAACCGTACAGCACGTCAATCCGGCAGGGCATCCGGTCGTTGTTGATGTCGTACTGACGCACGATACGCAGGCTGATGCCGTTGTGGTTGGCGCGCGCGGCCATGTCAACACCTTGCGGCAGCAAGAGGTCAGCAGTGGCGAACGTGATCGCGTCCTTGTGGTACACCAGGTTCTGCGGGTACTGCGTAGACGCAGAACCGATGAACGTCGCTGCCTTGCTGGTAGCAGGCAGAACGTTCACGGTAGCCAGCGCGTGGTCGGCCGAGTAGATCGGAGCAACCGTAACAGTCGCCGCGCCGCCCGATGCAGTCACGTTGGCAAGCGCCACAAACTGGAACAGCGAGCCAGTAGACTCACGGGTCTGCGGGTTCACCGCAAAGCAGTCAGCCACGGTGAACACGTCGCCAGCAAGAACGGTGTTGGTGCTGCCCAAGCCGGTAAGCGCGATTGAAGTCGCGCCTTCGGCCGTCACCGCAGCAGACGTCGTGCCGTTGGTGCGCGAGCCAGTCGTGAACTGCTTGATCGACTGAGACATGTTGATCTCGTCGAAGCCCAGCACGCCCGTGCCCATCATGCCGTTCTTGAACTGCTTGCTGATGGTGTCGGTCGGGTTGAACAAGCCCTTCATACCTTCCACCAGCCCGGCGTTGGCCGCAGGGTTGACGGTGGCGTAGCGGGGCGACATCACCGCAGCGTTCTCGTTGAGCTTCTGCTGGGCTTGCAGCAGAACCAGCGAGGTGGCCGGCGTGGTGCCGGGCGTACCAACGGAGTTGCCGATGGTGCGGAAGGCGTTGGCCACGTCAGCGTCGATGCTGGAGGCAAGCTGGCTGATACGAGGCTTCAGCACACGATCCGCAAAGTCGTCCAACTGCATCGTCAGTTCGGCGGACGTGAAGTTCACGCCGATGTGCTTCTGCGAGGAGACGGTCAGGGTCGTGAACTGCTCGTTGTCGTCCTGCGCTTGCAGAGCGGCGCCGTCAGTCACCAGAGCGCGGTCCGGCAGGCGGATGCGCAGCGTGGAGCCGATCTTGGCCCCTTCGACAGCGAAGCTGTCGTCGTACTGGCGGTTCACGTTGCGCGTGAGCACCAGGTTGTTTTCCAAGATCTCCAGGGCCTTCCTGGTGATCATGTCAATGGTCAGAATACTATTGGCCACGGTGAATTCCTTTCAAGTCTTAGCGGGATGCCTGCGCTTGCAACCTACGCATCTGCCGGGCGCGTTCAGCTTCAATCCACTCCGACGTGCTCATGCTCTTGATGGAGCGCGGGTCAGTCGTGTCGTAAGACGGGTTGTTGCTGCTTCGGGCCGTGACAGGTGTGATCGGTGCTGGCGCTGACGTAGTTCGTTTGACGGGCGGATTGTCGGTCAGTCTGCCTTCAATCTTCCCAATTTCTTTTGCCTGCAAGAACGGCGACAAGCGCGAGATACGGTCCGCTTCTTTGGGGTTGGCTCCGAGGTAGTAGGCTACATCAGGGCCAACATCAGAAGCGCGGATCGTTTCGGCCATCACGTCAGTGATTCGGACGCTCGGGTTGTAGGCGACTTGTTCGAAGTCGTCGTACTTGTTTCGGGCCTCTTCTTCCCTGTCGTGGTAAGCGTCAGCAATCGCTGCCTGAGCCTTTTGCTGCTCTCGCAAGGCAATCAGTTCTTCGGCCTTCTTTACGGCCAGCGCCTCCGCGTATGCTTCCGGAGACTCAAACTGATCAACTGGCGGAACATCTTTTGGCGCAGACTGCCTAGTTTGCATTTCTGCCAACTTGGCCGCTTGCTCTCGTTCCCACTGTCGACGCGCTTTCTTAAAACGCTTGTCCACCACCTCGTCAAGTTCTGCCTGAGTAAACAATCGTTCCGCAGGTTTTTCCTCAACGGGCTGTTGTTCAGCGTTTGCCGGCGTATGAAGCTCTGGTTCCGGGGTGGCCGTCACCTCGGGTGCTTGCACGGAGTCAACTTCCGCTAAGGTATCTGTGGTCATAAGTACTCGTTAGAGTGCCCGGTGCGCTGCGCCGGTACAGTTGGTAAAACTATAGCACTTCTGTAAAGCTAGGCCAAGACAACTTCAACCCACGTCAAAGTAGTCTCGTCCCAGCGGTATGGTTTTCCGTCTGTCGGATACGGCGCAGGCGCGGCCCAACGGCAGGTAGCTTCGTCAAGCATCCATGACGGATACGGCTGTGGCGGGATGAACGCATCACGCTGCGCGTCGTAACTAAACCCAACGCCTGCGTAGTTCTTACGCATGTTGCCGTTGTAGCTGGTCTGCACCCAGGTCGTATCAGCGCCGAACAGAGACTGGCAGAACGCAATGCCTTTGGCTTCAGACTCCACACCGTTGTCCATCAGCTCGTTGTTATGCACAACGATAACTTGGGTAGCGATGTTGTTTGTGTCAAGCTGTGCGAAATGCGCCATGTGTAACCTCAAAACGTAATGGAACCGGAACCGGTCCATTTGTAGATACGGAACCCGCCGGCAACCGTAACAGTGGGGGAGCCGGTTGTGGAAGCGGCTGCGGGGAATGAGTCAGAGTACCGCACGATGACAACGCCTGAGCCGCCGTTTCCGCCATCGTAGCCGCTGCCACCTTGTCCCGCGCCGCCGCCCCCACCGCCTGTGTTAGCAACACCATTGCTACCTACGCTGTTGCTACCGCCATCGCCGCCGCCCCCATTGCCGCCCGCACCGTCTGAGGCGCCGCTTTGAGCTCCGCCGCCGCCGCCGCCAGCGTAGGTTGTAGAAGATCCCGACAAAGAATTAGCCGTTCCGTTGCCGCCATTACCACCAACGTCGTCACTTGTTCCAGAAGCATTTGTACCTACAGCACTTGCGCCGCCGCCGCCGCCCCCGCCTCCAGGTGTTGGGCCCCCATTGCCACCTGCGTTTCCTTGCCCGGATGTGCCTGCCGCGCCTGTGTTACCTCGGCCACCGCCACCGCCACCAGAACCGCCTGTGCGGCCATTACTGCCCGCCCCGCCGCCACCCCCACCTTTGGTTGCGGTTATGGTGGAAAAAACAGAGTCGTTTCCGTCTGCGCCTTGGTTGTTTGCTGTACCGCCCGAACCACCACCGCCAACAGTTACGGTATACGAAACGCCAGTTAGGACACTGAGCGAAGACTGACGATAGCCGCCAGCCCCAGCACCGCCGCCGCCGCCGTCATTATTGTCCGCTGCACCACCGCCGCCGCCACCCGCAACAACAAGATAGTCAACCGTGCGGGCTAAATTGGTGCGGTTAAAAAGCCCAAACCCGCGAGCGGTTGCCGCGCCTGATGTAGCAATCAGTGGCATAAGCGGCTCCTTACTTGAACTGCGTTTGGGACGCAAGAACGGTAAACGCCGCGCTGCCAGTTTTTATGATGGTGTACACATAGGCGTCGATTCCCGACACGTTGCCTGCGCTCCATGCCGTGCCACCTTGATACTTAGGCGTGACTGCACTGCCATCTACCTGCACCACGTTGTTGTAGTAGGCCGTAGCGCCTTGAGTCACCAAGAAAGCTACTGTCACGCTTTGGCCGGTGCTCATCGCCGTATTCAGGCTGGTGCCGCTAGACGCGCGGAAGTTCACCGTCCAGTTGGCTGAAGCGTTGGTTGTGTAGTACAGGACCGACTGCGTGGTCACATCGTAGTTAATCGTGCCCGTTGCAGCAGTGGCAGAGATGGTGCAGGTCTCAGCAGCGTCGTTTAGGACAAGCGCCAAAGCGCTAGAAGACCCATTAAACGTCTGTGTAGCGGTAAACGTGTTTGAGGACGTAGCAACTACGATATTGCTCGGCGTAATCAGGTTTGAAAGAGTTGCCATGCTATGTCCTTAGAACGTGATGGTGCCGCTGCCGGTCCATTGATAGATACGGAAGCCGCCTGTTACCGTAACAGTTGGGGAGCCAGTGGTGGCTACTGCAGCAGCAAATGTGTCTGCGTACCGAATGATGACGATGCCGGAACCTCCAGCAGCGCCATTTGGGGAAGGATCGCCCGCGCCGGCCCCACCACCACCACCACCACCAGTGTTTGCGGTTCCAGCAACAGCATTAGCCCCACCGCTGACACCTGCAGCGCCAGCGCCGCCGCCACCTAAACCACCTTGTCCCGGTGTTAATGTTCTGCGTGTTCCACCACCCCCACCTGCGTAATACGTTGCGGTTCCAGAGATAGACGACTGCAAACCATCGCCACCATTACTGTTAGAAGTGCCGCTAGTTCCCGCAGCACCTGCGCCGCCGCCCCCGCCGCCGGGAATACTGGTAGATCCGCCAGAGCCGCCGTTGTTGCCCTGCCCAGACGTTCCGTTACCGCCGGATTGGTTTTGGTAAGCGCCGCCGCCGCCTGAGCCACCGTTTGCGCCTGCGTTATTGTTTGTGCCACCACCGCCGCCGCCAGTTGAGGTAATAGAACTAAATACTGAGTTTGATCCGTTTGCGCCGGCCCCCCCAGAAGATGTGTCTCCTGCCCCGCCAGCACCAACAGTTACTGTGATAGCGGAACCAGAACTAACACCAAAACCAGAAGCTGTGAGATAACCGCCAGCGCCTCCGCCACCTGCGTTGTCGTAGCCACCGCCGCCGCCACCAGCAACAACAAGATACTCGACGGTTGAAGGCGGCAACAGCGCAGATACAGTTGCCCCAACAAACATCTGCATGATGCCCGTCATGTCACGTTCCCCGACACTACGCAGGCGGTGGCGCTGTAGAACAGCACAGTTGCCACACCGCGAGTTGCAAGCGTCATTGAGGTTTTGACCGTATTTGTGCCCGCTATATATGCCGTCGGCGCAGAGCAGGTGATCGTGATGTTGCCGGTCGTGTTGTTGTAGATGGTGATCGCATCGCCTTCAGCAAAGGTCGATGTCGGGATCGTGATGCTGCCGCCCGTGCTGACCTGCACGTACTTGCCAACATCGTTTACAGCAAGCGTGTAGCTGCCGGTCTGTGTGCCAACCGCTGGGAGGTTTCGATACCCCACGGTCATGTTCTCATTAGGAAACGTGTAGGTCTTCGTGCTGCTTGCAGGGCCGCTCACAGAGAAGAAGGTATTACCTGTTCCCCCATTCGCCACAGGCAACGTACCCGTCACGCCGGTAGTCAAACTGACGTCGGTGATCGTGTTGCTGGAGCCGCTGATGGTCTTATTGGTCAGCGTCTGCGTGCCAGTAGTTGTAACTACGTTCCCGCCGTTGCCGCCAACCTGAGCGTAAACCCCCCAAGTGGTGCCGTCATACACCAACTGAACGCTAACCCCGGTGATGTTGCACACAAGGTCTTCAGCCAGGCTGGCAATTGTGGAGCCGTTACGACCAACCGTCAGGTTGTTAGTGCCCCACGCAGCGCCTGCATCGGCAACAACAACCTGAGCCCCCGTAGATGGGGTGGCCGGCAGCGTGACGGTGAACGCCCCGCCAGAAGTGTCGGCAAGGACGCCTTCTTTGTCAGACGCCGTGTAGGTAGTCGTCTTGTAAACGTAAGTCAGCCCGCCACCCGGAGCCGCAGCAGAAGTCCAAGTAGTGCCGTTGGAAGTCAGCACGTTTCCGTTGGTCCCCGGCGCAACAACTTGGAAAGCCGAAGTGCCGTTGCCCAACAGCACGTTGTTAGCCGTGAACGTCCCCGCTCCAGTGCCGCCGTTAGCTACAGCCAACGTGCCGCCCAAAGTGAACGTGCCGGACGTAGTAATAGGGCTGCCGCTGGCCGTCAACCCTGTTGTTCCACCAGACAGCGCGACGCTAGTAACCGTGCCGGAACCGGCGGTAGTCCATTCGACGTCAGTGGCGCCTGTGTTGACCGCCAACACTTTGTTAGCGTTGCTGGTATACGACGGAAGCAAGTTGCCACGCGCCTGAGAAGCCGTAGATGCTCCGGTGCCGCCGTAAGAAATGCCAACTTCAGTGCCTTTCCAAACGCCTACGCTGACTTCGCCTAGGTCGTTAATCTGAACACCGGAGTTTTGGATGAGCTTGCCGGACGTACCATCAAACCGAACCACCGCGTTATCAGTGCTGGACGCTGGTCCGGTAACATCGCCGCCGCCAGCCCCACCGCTGGCCGCAATCGTGTAGTTAGGCCAAGAGCCCGTGATCGATACGTTTGTGCCCGCCGTCAGCGCGGGTGTAGCCGTACCGTTACCGCCGTTGGCGACTGGCAGCGTGCCCGTCACCCCTGTGGTGAGCGGCAAACCCGTTGCGTTGGTCAACGTAACCGAGGTGGGCGTGCCGAGGATCGGCGTGGCGAGTGTCGGGCTGGTGGACAGCACGGTGCTGCCAGTACCCGTGCTCGTCGTAACGCCCGTGCCACCGTTTGCCACGGCCAGCGTGCCGGCCACGGTCACCGCGCCGGTGGTGGCCGTTGCAGGCGTCAGCCCGGTGCTGCCGAAGCTGACGGATGAGACTGCGCCAGCCCAGACACTGGACACCGCGGCGTTCTTAGTAGCGCCGCCCTGCACCACAGGCACCAACTCTGTGCCCGTGAGCGGGAGAGTTGATGCTGGAAGATCCGCAATCTTGACGCCGGCCATATCACACCTCAGGCACTGAGTGCCGCAACCTTGTCTTGGAACGCCTTTACCCGAGCATTCAGCGCCGCCCGGTCTGCGTCAAGGGCTTGCAGTTTGCTCGCGTATTCGGCCTGCAGCGCGGCCGCCGCAGCCTCGCGGCTGGCGACTTGCTGCTCACGGGTCGTCAGATCCGCAGTCTTGGCTACGGTCTCAGCAGCAAACGCTTTCCGATCTGCGACCAACTCCGTTTCGAGAGCGTACAACTCGGCCTTCTTGGCGGCGTTGGC